ACAGAACGGTCAATCCGCAAATCAATGCGGGGCTGTGGTGTAACCTGAAGGTTTACATTGTTGCCATCAAGGACATTGACTTTGATGTTGCTCATACCACCACCACGCCATCAGAACGAACCAAGAACAACAGGAAAATTACACTGTCATCAGCCGGTGTTGAACCTGAAGCGGGGAAACTTACCATGATGCGACCAGAGAAACCTACAGGGTCTGTAGCGTTAATTTCAAGCTCTGGGTCACTGTTAATCAAGTCCCAAGCGTCTGAGTCAATCACAAGCGTACAAGTGCCGGCAGGACCATTGATATTGGTCACAGTCAATGGAATCGGTGTAGGTGTAGGCGTGTAATCTGAAATATCAAAAGTCAGACCATTACGGGTATCGATAATGTTAGAAAGCTGCCTACGGACAATGGTCGCATCAATGGTTGCGTCTGTCAGATCAATAGGAGTAGTTGTGCAAGCGACAGTGAATGTCAGGTTCCAGTAAGTTTTCTGGTTCCAGACAAGTTCACCCGCCAATATTGGGTTGTCGAATCCACTGACCTGTGCCAGAGTATTCTTGTTGAAAATCGCCATAGCGGTTCCCTATACATAGATAGAACATCCGTGATTCTCACGGGCTAATGGTGTCTTATTTTTTAGTATTCTATCAAGCAAATCAGGTTTTGGGAATCTGTTTCTTTAATTCTTCTACTTGAGCAGAAAGTTCCTGAATTGCTTTGGTCAAAACAGCAATATAAGAAGGGTAATGAATTGTCTTAAACCCTTTTTCTTCGCCAACTTTCCAGTTTTCTTCAAAATAAACCAATGATGAACCTTCTTCTATGATTTGGTCAACTTCATCCGCAATAAAACCATATCCTTTTTGATGTTTGGGGTCGGCTTTTAACTTATAGGATACGGGGCGTAATTGCTTAACAAAAGCCAAGCCCAAATCACTATCGGCAATTTCTTCTTTTAATCGAACATCTGATGGGCTTGTTGTTGTTACTTCTATGTAAACATTATTGCTTGAACCTGATGTAGCAACATAAGCACCAACAATTCCAGTTGAGCCGCTTCCAAAAATATTTAATCCTGAACCACCAGCATTGGCAGTTCCTGAATTAGTTGGGAAAATTCTAGCCCAAGATGAAGGCGCATAACCACCCAAAGCATTTGAATCGGATGCAAGACTTGCTGTAGATGCAGAACCAGCACTTGTAGCGTAAGTCGCATTAGTTGCGTTTGTTGCGTTTGTTGCGTTTGTTGCATTAGTTGCATTGGTTGCATTTGTAGGCGTACCTGAAAGAGTAAGCGTAACCGCGCCTGTAGAGGCTGATGCTGATAGCGTTAATCCGCTAGAACTATTACTTGTTGCAAGGCTAGTTACACCACCGCTTGATGCGGGAGTTGCCCAAGTACCATCATTGCGTAGGAATGTAGTTGTTGAACCAGTAGGTTGTGCAATGTTGTAAGAACCCCAAACAATTTTTCCAGTAACGATTTGCAATGCAGTTCTTGTGCTTAGACCGCCATTACAAGCCAACGCAACATTCCCTGCGTATGAAGTGAAATAACCGCCATATTGATAGCCCGAACCTAAAACCCCTATTGAAGAACCACCTAAAACGCTTGTAGCTGTTGCATAACCTACAACGCCCGCGTTAATAAAGTTACCCGTAGAATTTCCCGTACCTAAAACACCCGCACGAATATTTCCAACGCTTGATGAACTATCACCCTGCCCAATAGCAGAATAATCAACTAAATAAGAACCATCAAAAACAAAGATTGTGCTTGTAGTGGTAGTTACACCTTTAAAAATTGCATCGCCATCGGTGTTAATGTCTGCTCTAAAAATACCGTTGTTAAAAAATACATCGCCTGTACTTTGCTGAATGTAGTAACCCGCAGTACCGTAAGTTCCTGTAGTTCCAAAAACGGGCGGTGTTGAGCCATTCCAATTGTCAGAACGAATGTCTTGGAATACGCTTGCAGCTATTGGACCTGTCCATGCGGTTGAGCCAGCAGGAACACCTCCAGAAGTAAAAGCATTTGCGTTGTATTGACCTTGTAAATACCAAACAACATAACCCGGTGTCAATGTGCTTAATCCAGCCGCAGTAATGGCTGCACTTAAAGTTAAATACCATCCAGTAGGAGCATTAGGACCACTTGTAGGTGTTGAAAATGATGGAGTAGATGTTGATTGGAATTGAACTTTATAAGCTGTAATAGCAGCCAATCCAATAGCACCACTTCCACCTGTTGTGCCTGATGGTCCAGTTGGGCCAAGTGTTCCCGTAGGACCCGTAGAGCCTGATGGACCTGTTGGTCCTATACCGCCCGTAGGAACCCATGCAAATGAAGCACTAATAGGACTTAGGATAGATTGACTAACATCATTACCAACAAGATAAGCAAAATAATAAGTTCCATAAGGAAGAATTTGATTTGCAAAAGTGTAATAAGCACCATTAGTTACAGGCTCTGAATTAGCAGAAGATGCTGTTGCAAGCAATGACCAATCACTAGCAATTGGAGTTGCGCTTGTCGTATAAAACAAATTGCCAAATGTCACACGCCCTGTAGTTGGAACATAAACCTGTACATCAAAGTGAGGAACGGTAGCTGCTGGATAACCTGTAACTGTTGGAGCACTCAATGGAGAAAAATAAGTAGCAGAAGGCAATCCGCTATTTGGAACAGGACTGTATTGCGTAATGTCTTTATCATCATATACAGCAGCACTGTACTCATTCATCTCAAGCTTTGCGCCTAATGTGCCATCAGCAAGCGAAGCCTCATTAACCTTCATCACACGGAATAGTTTTGCATTCCATCCGTAATCAGCATTGGTAACCGATACAACATCACCAGCATTAACTTGAATTCCGTAATAAGTTGTACTAAAAGAAACAATCAGGTCTTCACGGGCTTGCTCAAGCAAACGATTGGCAAGGTAGTGCGTTTGCACTGAATCGTTAACTAAGTCATAAGTAATTGAATATTTGTTAACCGGCTCATTAGGATACAAAAGCGCATAAGGCGTTTCAATATTTACAAATGCTGCTTGGTCACGCTTTTCTTTAAATGGGAATCTGGCTTCTACTTGATTGATTGAAGATGTAATGTCTGTAGCACTGACACGAATTTCACCAATAATATTGTCATCATCAAAAGCATATGTCGTTGTTTCTGCTTTATTGACAACAACAGACCACTGACCTAAAGCAGCGTTATATGTCATCCATGAATCACATGAAGACATAATCCTATCAACATTGCTTAATACAGATTGACCAGCATCTAGAACACCATTAACACGATACCTAGCTTGTGTTTGAGGGTTACCATCAAAGTCATCAAAAGTAATTAGTTCATCACTGTATGTATTTAATGCTGTAGCAGAAGAAGCATCAATAAATGAGGAATCAAAAGAGCCATCAGGCATCCAACCTACAGCACCACCATAGGTTTTGCTTGTCATGTAGTCATACCAGACATCACCGGGCTTGGCTACGCCTGTGCTGTTTAAAGTATGGCTAACATGGAATGTAATTGGAGAAAGGTTTGTTGTATTGGCCTCTCTGTTGTAACTCATCACAACAATGGCAAAAGCCAAACCATTCATTTGTCTACCAGTAGAAGGCCAACGCTGGGCTACAGGAATATCAGTGCCACCCATGATGCTACTTGGCAATGAGCCACTGCTATTGATTGGCGTAATAACACCAGCTTCATTTGAAGTAAATAGATAAATAAATAAACTACCAGATACTTTTGTATTGCTATTGCCGGCTTGGTCAATCAATGCAACCACTTTACCCGGCTCATAACCAGAACCAGAATCAAACACAATCTTTTGGTCACCAAACCACATGTCTGATTGGTCAAATGTAAATTGTCCATTAGGACTAATGCTAGACACCGCAAGCACATAATACATTTTGCGCTGCAAGTTAGCCAAAACCGCATCTACAAAAGTACCGCCCATGTAAGCAGACCCATAAACAACAGGAATAGCATTTACGCCACTTGGAGGAACTTGCTCCCGCACACCCATGTCTTTTTGTTGTTCTGGGTTGTCTGTAAAAATGCGGGTAACAATAGTTGATACAGCAAAGTTAATTGCAAAGGCAACAGCAGCTTGACCAAAAGATAGTGCAACACCAGCTTCTAGACCTAAATATGCTGCAACAATAAGTGACCCAACCATTTTTATTCCTTCACAAAACTTGCCGTTGCGGCTATGTAATCGCGCTTAGTGTAATCAATCCAAGGACCCTTGGAAGATACTGAAGTAACTATCAAATCTATGTCGCCATGATCTAACATTTCAGTTCCCGCACTATCAAACGCTTTCCATAATCTTCCACCCAATGTACTGTTGCGATATTCGGGTTCAACCCACCACAGCAATTCATGTAATTCTTTAACTTTGGGACACCATACATTTCTTTGCTTAATAGCAATGATGGCTCCTCTTAAACTTGTATCAATGTAAATAAATCCTTTTCCTTGCATGATGCTAAACAACAATTGCTCAACATGTACTGGGTCATGGTTATCTATTCTTCCAAGAGTTGTAATTGGATTCTCAAAAGCATACGCTTCAACAATCTCAAGCAATCTTGGAATATCGTATCTTGTAGCTAGTCTTATCATTTATATAATTACCGTTCCAGATGAATTATCTGTTGTTCTTGTTATTGATGTTGTTGTTTCACTGGCTTGTGTTTGACTTTGTGGTGTTCCACCAAAATCAAAGTATGTGTTTGCAATCTCAAGAACACGATTCATGGATGTGTCATTTGGGTAAAATATTTGCCAGCTTTTCTGATTTGTTTTTACACCAGACAATCTATTCTCTAAAATACGCCTCATTGAAGAACATGCAATAGAGCATGTTGCAACCCTTGTTCTGGCTTGCGTATTAAAGTCTTCAGTAATGGATACGCTATTAATAATGCCTTGATAGCGTTTAAAGAATTGGGTAGTAGGTGAGGTAATAATTTGATTGTTTGAATCAAGAAACCCACGCCAAATCTCTACCAAAGAACCTTTAATTTCATTGCCAAGTATGATTCCAATGTTGGTAGGGTCAATACCTGTCAACTGAATGGTCATGTCATCAGAAGTAGCTTTAATATCGCGCTGAACATCACCAACACTAAGCAAAGCCCCAAGATTGGCAAAAGTAATACCGTCCACAGTAACAGGTGCGGCAGCATTACAGAATGTATATACAGTCTCAGCAGTCCCAACAGTGAGTCTGACGAACTCTGCATGAATGATTTGAGGGCCATTAACCGCATAGATAGTTGTCATGTTATGTATTCCCTAAAGACAAATGGAGCATTCCATTGAACATAGGCCCCGCTTGTCATTGGATTAAGAGTATATGTGGGGCATGCTTCTGCCACAACAGTAAATGTACAGGCATTACCAATGTACACGGTTGTGCCAGATGACGGGGTTCCAATCAATGGCCTGTTAATACCTACAGAAGAGCCGGCAGAGTCAGCCGTAATCTTGTAGGTATAACCATTAATCATAATGAAGTCACCAGCCTTGAATGTGCCATTAGAGGTCAAAGCAAGCGTCTGAGTATTAGCAGTAGGCGTACCATTCAAAGTTGCAGCAGTAGCCGTTCCCTGCATCTTGGTGAACCAAGAAAGATTGCTGCTATTAAAAGTAATAGTCTCTGGCAACTGGCGGTCTTTATTGTCAATGGCCTGAATGATGCTTCTAACCTGTGGATAGTACAAATACTCATGTGGTTGAACAGTAAAAACCCAAGGCACAGCCGTTAGATATTGCGCCACAGTAATGTAGCCAGACCTAGCAACCTGTTGACCAACCATTCTTCGGTTGTTTACTGTCATAGATTGCTGTATTTCAAAGATGGTTTGGAAGCTCATGCGCGACCCCTGTTAACTGCCAGTGATTTGCCGGCATATTGATTTGCAGCCCAAATGGCATTAGAACTACCAAGCAAGCGTTCCTCAAATGATTTGGTATCAATTGCATTAATGTAATTATTGGTGACATTGGTAGTGCCACCCATACTTCCCATTTTGTTATTTGGAATAATAGTTCCTGCTGTGCGAGGTATAAAAAGTTCAGGCCCTTTTTCTCCCACCAGACTTGGCCTTCCAACAGGCGGCTCTCCACCACTTGCAAATTCTCCAACAGGTGCGCTAAAAGGAACTGAT